CCGGCAGGCCGCGCACGGTGCCAGCCGCCGTCAGCACGGCGCCGGCAAGCGTGACGCCCAGCGCCGCGTTGCCAGTTACCAGCAGCGCGCCGCTGGCTGTCGCGTCTTCCAGCGTCGCGTCTACATGCGCGGTCGTCTGCTGGTTGAGCGTCGCCGCGACGGTGGCGGCTTCCAGCGCAATATCCGCCGCAGCCTGCGTCAGCGTCCCGGAGAAGGCATAGAGCGTGGCGCCGTCCAGCGTCGCCGTCGCCTCGGCAGCGACGCGCACGGCGCCGGTGGCCGTCGTAGTGGCGTCTTCCAGCGCGACAGCGGCGGCAGCCAGCGCAAGGACCGTGGCAGCAGCCGAAGCCGTGGCGCCATCCAGCGTCGCCGTGGCCGTGGCTGCCAGGCTTACGGCGGCCGTGGCGACCGTGGTGGCCCCGTCCAGCTCGGTCGCCAGGCTGCCGGCTACCGGCGCAACGGCCGTTGCCGTGGCCGCTACGGCCCCTAGGGAGGCCGCTACAGTGGCACCAGCCGGGGCGCTGCCCGTAGACGCCACAGTGGCCGGATCAAGCTCCACGGCCGCCGTAGCCCCGGCAATAGCGGCTGTGGCAGCCGTGGTGCCGGCGTCGTCCAGCGTGATCGCCGCGGCGCCCGTATTCAGCACCGCCGCCGCGCCGCTGGCCGTCGCCGTCAGCGTGGCGTCCAGCGCGGCGGCAATAGCGACGGTCGCCGTCGCGGCAACCGTGGCATCCGCCAGCGTCACGTCTACAGCCGTCCCGCCCGTCACGGCCACGGCGACGGTAGAGGTTGCCCCGGCGAGCTGGATCGCGGCGGCGCCGGTCAGCGATACAGTGCCATCGCCCGCGCTGGTAACATCGTCCAGCGCCACCGCCACAGTGCCGCCGGCAATAGCCTTCGCCGTGGCCGTCGTCGTGGCGTCGCCAAGCGTGGCAGCCGTGGCGCTGGCTACCGTGACCCCGACCGCCGCCGTCGTCGTGGCGTCGCCCAGCGTGGCAGCCGTGGCGCTACCAACGATAACGGCGACCGTTGCCGTAGGCTCGGCGCCGGACAGGAACACGTCCAGTTCAGCGCCGACGCGAACGGTAGCAGCAGCCGAAACCGTGACACTATTCAGTGCAGCGGCAGTGGCTGCCTTGACCTTGACCGTGGCCGTTGCAGTCGGCGTCGCATCTGCCAGCGTCCTTGATACCGCGGCAACAATCGGATTTTGAGCCGTTGCCGCCGCCGTCGCGGTATCAAGTGTCTTTGTCGCCGTGCCCTTTACCGCCACCACAGCGGAAGCCGCAGCGGTGGCAGACGCCAAAACAACGCCGACCTCTAGCGCTGATCCTGCAAAAGTCTCATTGACGAAAATACCAAGCGCATATTGACGCGCCTGTTGCTCATTCAGAAATAGCGCGCCTTCGCCATTCGGAAGAACAAACTGGCGCGACATGCTTAGGCCACCACTAGCAGCGGATCATAGTAGAACGTAGACGACGCCTTGGCCGCCTTGATCGTGACCAAAAGCGGCCCCTTCATCTGCGGCGTAACCGTCGCGGTCATCTTGAACTTGGTTGTCGAGCCGCCCCAGGTTGACGTATCAGAAGACAGCGCGCTACCGGATGCCAGCACGTCTGCTTTCGTCGTTGTCACTACGGACGAAACTGGCGTCGCGCTACTGCCCATGTAGCTGACATTCATCCATAGCTCGTCGTTATTCGGGACAGCGGCGCCACCCCAAATGCCGTAGACTGTGATTGTCTTTGAGCTGCCCGTCGTGTCGTTCCAGATTGCAATCGGCTCGGACTCAAATGGAAACTGCCAATTTGCAGAACTGTTCGTGACGATCTTCCGCGCGTAAGTGTTCGTTCCGTTGGATGCGCCGCCGGTGCGAATGATCGTGGTTTCGGTCGTTTCGGTTCCGCAATACATATACTTTTCGTAGCGGTAATTCGTACCCGACGAATCGCCATTAACGAGGACCACTTGCCAATTGTTTGTGGAAGTCGTCCCGCCTGAAACCGCTACAGACGCGCCCAGCTTGCAATTCTCAAACCTGACACGCCCGGTCACGTTTGCGGCGCAAAGTGTTTTGCCGGAACCAAATGCAGACAGGTCCACACCTGCGAGAGTCAAAACACCCGCCGCAAGAAAAATTGGTGTAGTTGGAACAGTGCCGGTTGCTGCGATTGAGCCGCCAATAATCCGCGCGTTTCCTGGGTTTGCGCTGCTTCCTGTGTTGTAGATTGCCTGGCTGGCGTTTCCGAACACGAAAGAACAATTTTCAAGCCGCGTATTTGAGCCGGCTGTGTCGCATAGGTAAAAAACAGAAGACGCGCTTGTCGTGTTCAATTTGAAAACACAATTTGAAAACGCATTATTCGCACTTTGCGAAATATACAAAACGACGTTATTGGCGGCCGATCCCGCAAAGAATTGTATGCCGTACCAATAACCAATGCCGGTGATTTTCAGATTTGACGCGCCAGTGGTCGAGACCGTTGCTGTCGTGCGAAGGTCAGCAGAAACAGGAGGAACGGAACCGGCGCGGTTTACGCAAATAACTTTGCAAGGCGTACCAATAGAGCTTCCTGGAACATTCAGCGAAATAGCCGCCGCCGTCGTCTCCGCGTGATCGTGCGCCACGTAGAACACGTCGCCCGCAGCCTTGCCGGAAAACGCAGTCGTGAGCGTCGTAAAAGCGTTAGCCCAATCCGCCCCGGTGCCCGTACCGACCGCGCCGCTGTAAACGTAATAGGTCGCCACTATTCGCTCTCCAGCATTGCAGCGCGGTCGGCCATGATCTGGTTAACGTCCGAACCAGCGTCGGCCAGGTAATAGAACTCGCGCACCTCGCCGCCTTCCAGAACATGTCGCTCAGTCACCCAAAAGCGCCGGTCACGCTGCGGCGGCTCTTGGGTGAGAGTGGACGAAACGACGACCATGCGGCGTCCTCGGCGTTAGCGTTAGGCGTTGCCGGCAGTGAGCGAAAACGCCGTCACCGTAACCTGCTGGCCCACAGCAATGGACGTATTGTCTAGGGTCATGTCTCCGCCCCCGGCGGTGGCAGTGATCGATCCCTGAAAATGGCAAGTCGTGCCGTCGCTTGCGTAGATGCGAAAGTGTCCAGCCGTGCCGCTCGCGTCGGCGCTGGTGTCTTCCCAGGTGCCGCTCTTGGCCTTAGCGCCGCTCGACGCCGCAGCCATCCAATCGGACGGCAGCGAAAGCGTCGCCAGCACCGTGCCGCTGTCGGCCGTGGCGCAGTTAGCAGGTGCCGCGCCGGTGCGGATTTTCAGAATAGCGGACGTACCGCACGTCGTTTCATAAGCGTCCAGGCCCGCATTCCGCAGGGCCACGCTAAGTTGCAGTGCCATATGTAAACTCCAGGATAAGGCAGAAAAAGAGACGGCGGCCGAAGCCGCCGCCTTTAGTTCTCAGGCCCCTCAGTGATCAGGTGGTCACGATGTCCTTGATCGCGGCGAACGACTCGGCGTGACGCACGGCGACATCAACCTCCTGGAAGATGCGGAGGCGCACGGTGCCGGTATTCGACGCGGTGTAAGGATCGACCAGGATATCAGTGCCGCTAAAAATCCCGATCATAAGCTCTGAGAAGACACCATAGATGCAGGCAGAAAGCGCACTGCCGGTAGACTTAGTGAGGTCGCTCGGAACCTGCGTGGTGATTGCCAGCGGGTAGCCGTAAATCTCGTTGTACGGCGGCTCAAGGATCATGCGCGAGTCGGTCGAGCTAACGCGCGCAGTGCGGGCCAGCTTAGACTTCACCTTGGGATTGGTGAGGAAGCTGGCCGAGCCATTAAGAGCATCGTCCATCTCGACTTCGGCCACCAGCTTCACGAGTGAATCCCAGGTCGGCGCGTCGCCGGTGGCGCCAAGCGCAACCGAGCCGATGCCGCTGGTTCCGAGAATGCCAGTCGGTTCGTTGCTGCCGCCGCCTTCGATGGCAACGTCTTCGATCTTCGCAGCGATCTGCTTGATCATGTCGTCGCGAATGATCGCCTCAACCGACGGCGTGCTGTTCAGCAGCAGCAGGCGGCTCATGTCCACGTAGCCGGAAACCGAACGCGGCTGCATGGTGATCTGGCGGAACGTCGGCGCACCCTCGGTCGGCGCGTTGCCCTCAGCAACGAACGCAACCGTCGTCTTTGCATTCAAGGCCGGAATCGCAATGTTACCCTGCAAACCCGACATGAAACGGGCGCCGAGAGCCGGCAGGACCATGTTGGCGCGCAGCGCGTCAACGAAGTCATTTGCCATGAGCTGGGTGCCGACCAGGTTGCCGCCAGCGGTCGCGCTGCCAACGGTCAGGTCGCGCTTGAAGATGTCCGCGGGAATGAACATGCCGCGCGGAGACTTGCCCATGCGCTGCGCGATTTCCTGCGAGACTTCACGCTCGAAACCCGCCTTGGACCAATCGTTGGTCGCCATCGCGTTGACGGCGCGCAGCAGCGAAAACTGCTTCACTTCCTTGGCGTTCATCCCGACCTCGGCGGCCGGCGCGTCAATCGGCTTGTTCACGCCCTTCTCGAACAGGACGCCGCGGAACTCGGCGGCGGACAGGCCATCCTTGATCGCCTTCTCGGCATCCTCGCGGACGTTGTGGCGATAGCCAATGCTCAGGATTTCGGAGACGCGCGCCTTCTCGGCCTTCGCGGCTTCGTCACGAACGGCGGTAAGGTCCACCGCCTGCGTATTGTCAGACATGGTTTGCTCTTTCACTTCGATATTGGGTTGGACGATTTCAGCAGCGCGGCCCACGCCAACGGACGTATCGGCCGGGATGCTGACAATTGAGATTTCGAGCGGACGCCACTTGGTCACTCGGTACACGTCCAATGCACCTTCGCGGCCAACCTTTGTCATTTCCTCGACGATGTAACCGACACTCACGTTTCCGCGAATGCCATCAGCCACGTCGTTGAAGTATTCCTCGGCATCCTCGCCTCTCCCGAAGCGAACGACAGCCCGACCAACCTTGTCGGGTCCGATGGTGACACTCTCAACAACGCCGATCTGTTCCGTCGGATCGTGGTCCGCAAGAAGCGGCGCGCGACCTGACGCGAGAAATTCAAGATCAATAGCACCAGGGCTATGGTCCAGAATTTCAATTCCGAAAATGCGCTCATATGGCGCCTCGCTAGAGAACGCCAGCGACACCGTGCGGGCTTCCGCATTGATCGCACTGCGCTCGACAGCGAACGAACGATACGTCAGCGGCGCCGACGGCTTGCGGTCAGCCACAGCACGGGCGGCAGACTGCATCGGGTCAATCCGAATTTCAGTGACCGTTGCCGGATCAATAGCCAGGCTAGCCGGCTGCACTTGTGGCTGTTCCATCTTGGTTGTCCGTTGGTTTGGTGAGGCCGGCCGCTGCCAGCAATTCGGCTTCGTTGGCGCGTTCCGCCACCACGTCTTCAATATCAAGGCCGCGTTCGCTCAATGCCTGCGTCAGCGTCATCAAGCCGTTCTGGATCGCCAACACCTGGGCATTTGTCTCCTTTTCAGGATCGACCCACTGCCAGCCACGCGGCACCCAAATGGTCTGCTTCCACTTCCATATCTTGGCGGACGGAAGAGTCAGCAAACCCGACATAAGGGCACGCTCCAGCCAACGGTCGTAAACACGTTGGCAGAACTGCTCGACCATCCACCACTGCGTCACGCGCCAGTGGTCGCGCTCATCCAGCAGCCCTTGCCGAATGCTGCTGTAGTTCACGCTTTCCAGGTCGTTAGACAGCGACGTGTAAGAGACGTTGAGGCCAGAAGCGATGCCGCGAAGCATCGCCTTCTCAAAGTCGCTGAATGCCGTCGAAGGATGCTGCGGATCATATGCCGTAAACGTCACGCCAGCCGGCAGTTGCTCAAACTGGCCTGGCGCCACATCCGTCACGGTCACGCCACCGGACTGCCCGTCGCCGGTGTAGCCGTCGCCGTCGGGCGACGTAAAGAAACCCATTTTCGACGCAGACACGCGCGCGGCCACCAACTCGGCTTCTTCGTAGCCGCCCAGCATTTTCAGCCGCGTCATCGCCGTAGACATCCACGGCACGCCGCGCGTCTGCCCGGCTCGCTCGACGACGAAACAGTGCAGCATGTCTTCCGCAGGAACGCGGCGATGCCGCGCGCCGCTCGCCTTGCTGTACTGGTAATCCTGCGGATGTTGCTCCAGCACCCAATACGCCAACGGCTTGCCGGATGCGTTGACCTCGACACCCATGCGGATTTCATTACCGCTGCCAGGCGCGCGGTCGTTCTTCTCAACGTCCACCAGGTCAGGGTCGATGAACTGAAGCTGCAAGCCGTAGGCGTTGTCCGCCTTGCGCGTGTTGGTGAGATAGATGAACGCTTCGCCATCGCGCGCGACCGTCTCGATGAACAGCCGCTGCGCGTTGATCCACGTTAGCTTGCCGTCCGTCGTGACGGCGCTGCCGGCCCAATTGTAGAAAGCCGTTTCAAGCTGATTGTTGGCGAATTGATCCAGCGCGCCGTTCGTATCGCGCGACCGCACCTGTAGCTTGATGCCGTGCGGGCCAACGACGTTGGCAACGACCATCTTTAAATATTTGCGCGCATAATCGTTGTTCAGCGCCAACTCACGCGACCGGGCGCGCAGCGTCGTCAGGTTATAGCGAATGTCGCTATCGGCCGACTTGGTGCCGGTGATCCACGACGAAAAAAGCCGCCCTGTTGAGGCGGCTTCGTAGTTGCGGCGCTGCGTCTTCGGGCGCCGGCGGAAGAAATCAACCAGCCCCATTAGAACCGAACCATGATCTTGGAGTTAGTGCCCAGCCCGCGGCGGATGTTCTCCGCCGCCTTCTCGCGCGCCACTTCCGCCTTGTAGCGGTCGCGAAACTTGACCAGCTCGGCAACGGGTATCTTTTTCAGCGACCGCCCGTTGATGGAGTACTCTTCAACGTCGTCCTGCGCCTTGCCCTCTAGCAGAGCCTCAATGGCGTCGAGCATCCGCGCCGCGTGCGAACGCGGGTCGGCAGTAGAACTAGCGCGATCAGCAACGACATCGAAGAAGCCCTCCGCAACCGTGGCGCGGGCGCTGTCGCTGGTACGCGTGATGTACGCCTGCCAGTGCCAGGTGCCCGGCGTCCATTTGGCCGTGACTGCCGACGCGACCGTGACCTGGTATGCCGAATTAGCCGTCACGTTGAACGACGCCGTTGCATCGCCAGCGCGGCGGCCGCGGTAGTGCAGCGTATATTCGGAAGACGGATAATCCGTCAGCAGGTCGGCGCGGCGCCAGATCACGGTGTCGCCGGCGACTACCCGCGCGGGTTCGCCGTCGACCACGGTGAACAGGTTAGCCATACTATCTCCAGCTATTCATCCAGCCGCCGCCCATGCGCGGCCGGCGGACAGGTTGCGGTGCGCGTGGCGCAGGCTCCAATGGGTGAGCCGCCGCCGGTTGCAATGGCGGGGTTGTCGCCGGCGGCGGCTCGGGCGCAGCAGCGGGCAAGGGAGGACTAACATCCCGGAACCGCGCCCATACGACATTCAAAGACTGGAGCGCCGCGTATGCGTAGACGCGCGCATCCAGTGCTTCGTTACGGGCGCCCGGCTTCTTCACCCACGTCCTGACCGGGAAGCCCTTGCTATACTTCGTCGTCACGCTCTCAGCGGTGAGCTGCGCGAACCAGTCAGCCTCGCGGCTTGCCGGAAAGTGACAGAAGCCAGCGCCGGGGCGTGTGATCCGCAGCCGCGCGTAGACTGCCTCCTTCGCGGCATCGACGCCGACAAGGAACAGGTTGATGCGGCCCGAGTTATTCTTGCTCGCCTTCTTCGGCCACACAGGGCGACCGGCGCCAGCCATGCCCTTGATTGCGTAGACGCGGCGGTTGAACCGGTCGCGGGCGTAGCGGTAGACGGCTTGCGTATGGTGTCCGCCGCTATCCACCGCGGCGCTCGCGATCTTTAGAACCGCGCCGTCTTCGCGCTTGAACTGTTGCGCCAGCAGCTTGTCCAGGTCCGCCCACAGCGCCGGTGCGCTCGGATCGCCAAACATGCGGACATATTGGAGTGACCAAGACTCCTCATCCCGGCCCCAGCCTACGATTTCGACTTCCAGCCGGTCATCCTGCACATCGACGCCAGCCGTCAGCACCAGCACATCGCGCGGGATCGCGTCTTCGCTCCACTCCTCGGCGCGGTCCATCAAGCCGGTTTCGTCTACCGTCTCGCCGGCGTCTTCCCACGTTTCGCCCAGGCTGGTGTTCACCCAAGCGCGCAGCGTTTCCGGCGATTTCTTTGCCTCGATAAACGCCCGCGCGATTTCAGAAACACGCGACCAGGGCGAGTACAGCTCGGACAAATGGAAGCCGGCAATGCCGGTGAAGTTAGCGCCTGCCCTCCACTCGCCCTTGCGGATCGCCGCATAACGCTGGGCATCCGTCCACTCGGCGCCGCAATGCTCGCAGTAGTACGCCGCGCTTTCTGGCTGGTTGGCAGGCCAGCGGACGCTCGACCACTTCAATACCTGGACTTCGGCGCAGTGCGGACACGGCACCCAGTAACGGCGCTGGTCGCTTTCCTCGAAAGCCATCTCAATCCGGCTGCCGCCCTTTACGGTCGGAGTGCTGGTCAGGACTAGCTTCCGGTTCCAGAACGTCGCGCTGCGCTTGCGCGCCAGCGTTACCGGGTCGCCTTCGCTGCCGGCGCTCGATGGGTAGCGGTCCACCTCATCGCATAGCACGATGCGGATAGGCCGTGACGCCAAGCCGGCTGGCGAGTTGGCGCCGGCAATCGTGAGATGGCCGCCCGGAAACTGCTTATGCGTGATCGTCGTTCCGCTGTCGCGGCTGCGCGGGTCCTTGACCCTGCCGCGTAGCGCCGGCGTGTCGCGCAGCATCGGCGCCAGGCGGTCCTTGCTCCACGCCTCGCCCATTTCCAAAGTCGGATGAATGACCAGGATGGGCGCCGGGTCCTGCGCGATATGGAACCCAACCACGTTGCCCAGGGCACACTCGGTCTTGCCGACCTGGGCGCTCGACATGACCACGACGGTGTGGACCGTCGGGTCGCTCACCGCGTCCATGATGCCGCGCTGGTACTCGGCGCGGGCGGTATCCCATATGCCCGGTTCCGCCGATGCCTCAGGCGACAGGCGCCGGTACTGGTCCGCCCATTCGCTCACCGTCAACACCGGCGGCGGCTTCAGGTTCTCCCGGCGCGCTTTCGCCAAAGCTGCCGCCAACAAGCTCATTCAGGGCTTCCGTGATTTCGCGCGCGAGCAATTCGCGGCAGGTGTGTTCGTTGGTTTCGATAGCGATCCGCGGCGCCAACTTGGTCGGGATCGCCAGCAGCTTGGCCCGCGTCGCCGCGTATTCGTCGGCTATGGCTTTCGCCACATCTTCGATCCGCACGACCTCGCCGCGTTCGCGCTCTAGCTGCAATTCGGCCAGCGCGGCGTCGGCCGTGATCTTTCGGACACGCGCTTCGTCAACGGTGCCGCTCGGCATCGCGCCGCTCGCGACACGCTCGCTGGCTTGGGCTTCAAGCCACTGCGTCACCTGGGCGGTATTCAGAACGACGTTCTTTTCCCGCCTCTCAGAAGGCAGGCCGCGCCGTATCCATTGATCCACCGTCCCAATGGAAACGCCGAAGAAATCGGCCGCCTCCGTCTTGTTGACTTCGCGGCCCGCGCCAGTCCGTTTCCGCAAGGTTGCACTCTCTCAGCCAGGCGTCGAAATCCTTGGCGCCCTTCCGCGTGTTGCAGTCCTTGCAGCATACGGCGACGTTTTCGACGGAATGCCGGCCGCCAAGGGCCAGCGGGGTCATATGGTCTAGCGTCTTGTCGTGCCGCCCCATTTCCTTTTGACAGTAGGGGCAGAAATGCGAGCAAAGAAAAAGCCGCCTGAGTAAGGCGGCTTCTAGGGTCCCGTCGGACTGTTCCAATATTCGTCTGTATCTTCGTTCGCGCTGGGCGCGTAGCGCCGACGGCTTGGCGTGCTTCCAGACTTTTGTGCGCTCTTTGCTGCAATCGTAGCAGTAAGCCTGTATGCCAGTGCTGTTCCGCTTGTTGGCTGGAAACTGGCTGACGGGTTTTACTTCCGCACAGTCGCGGCAGCGGCGCGTGCCGTCGGCGCGGATAGGCTCAGTGACTGCGTTAGTGTCATGCAGGCAGCAGGTTTTGTTGTAGTGCCCACCCCGCCGCGGCTGCTTAGGCCAATCGCGCCTAGGCTTGCTGCCTCCGCATTTTGGACAAGTTAACAATGTGTCTAGAAACGCCTCGCGCCGCTCGCGTGCTTCGCGCCTCTTAGCCTTTAGGCTTGGCGTTTCCCATTTGGCGTATTTTGCGGCATGGCACTCTTTGCAAACGGACTTGACGCCGATTGCGGTCCTTGCCGCGTGGAAGCCTTCAAACGGTTTAACGACATGGCATTTCACACATTCGCGCTTGCGCGCGGCCATATCAAAGAAGCCCGCAGGCTTCCGTCCCTTGGGCATCCAGTCCTCTAGCAATTTGGTTTTACAAATTCTGTCCGTAGAAGTGCGTTGGGCCGCGCAATAACCA